AGTTAGAGTTTGTTAAGCATCTTAAAAAAATTCAACAGGAGCATGATTTTAAAATTATTTATGAAGTAGATGATGTAGTGTTCCGTGAAGAAATACCTGACTATAATAAATTTAAATTTGCGTTTGATACTGAGGAAGTAAGAAAGACCGTTGTTGATATTATGGACTTGTGTGATGAAGTTACACTTACTTGTGATTTTATGCGTAAGCTTTTTCAATCGAAACTTACCAATCAGAAAGTAACTGTTATACCAAACTTTGTACCATACAACTGGATGGGGTATCTATTTAACCGCTCACGCATACAATCTGCATTTGAAAAGTTTAAAAAGAAACCACGTATCTTGTATACAGGTTCTGGTGCACATTATGATGTTGCGAATAAAACTGGTGGTAAAGATGATATGTCTGCAGTCAATCATATTATCCGTAAGACTGTAGATAAGTATCAATGGATTTTTGTTGGAGCATATCCACCACCGTTACAAGATTTAGTTAAGTCTGGTAAAATTGAGTTTTATAGGTGGAAGTCATTATTAGAGTACCCTCAATTTATAACTAATCTTGATCCCCAGCTAATGGTAGCACCTCTTACCGTTAACAATTTTAATAATTCTAAGTCTGATATTAAGTTTATTGAAGCTTGTACTATGGGTATTCCATGCTTATGTCAGGATATGCATACATATTCAACAGCACCGGACGATCTGAAGTTTAGTACTCCGGAAGAGTTCGAAGAAAAGATTGATTGGATAGTTAACTGGAAAAATCGTAAACGGTATTTCAGTAACATTGGAATGCTTCGTGAAATAGGAGTTGATCGTTTTCTAGAAAAACCAGAAAATATTGGCGCTCATATGGAAGCATTAACAACACCATATGGGTCACCAGAACGAAAGTACCTTAAGAAGTGGAACCCTTAAGGAACTTCGCTATAATGATATTAGATGTATCGTAATGTAGTTTATAACGGCCGCGAAGGTACGGTTACTTTATTTGGTTGGAGCGAGACTGGTGATCGTATTCGTAGAGAGTGCTCTTTCGAGCCTTATCTCTATACGGAAGACCCTCGTGGGGAAAAGACCTCTATTTTCGGTACTAAGGTTAAGAAACGTTCCTTTAATACTGGGTACAATCGCTATAAGTTTCTTCAAGATTCTGGAGTTAAGCGTGTCTTTGAGAACTCACCCCCAGCGCAGCAGTTTCTTCTTGATATGTATTGGGAGGAAAACGAAAAGCCTGAGTTTAATAGTCACCCTATCAAGTATTGCTTTATCGATATTGAGACTTACTCTGTTGATACTTTTCCTGATGTAGATGATCCTACTCATGTTTGTAATGTTATAACTATATGGGATAACTTTAGTAAAAAGTTTAATACGTTTGGTATTCATGAATATACGGGTAAAGGTCGTGATGATATGATCTACCATTACTGTAAAACTGAACGTGAGATGTTCTTAGCTTTCCTTAAGTATATTGAGAAGCAGCACCCTGACGTTATTAGTGGTTGGAACTCTGAAGGATTTGATATTCCTTATATTGTTAATAGAATGGAGCGTATCTTAGGTCAAGAGTATGTAGATCGCCTATCACCTCTACGTAATGTTTATTTTAGAATGCGTAAAGGTACGTTCGGTCGCGAGCAAAAGCGTTACTACTTCGATGGTGTTGCTAATCTTGACTATCTTGATGTGTATAAACGATTTTGTCTTAAGTTGCGTGAGTCATATAAGCTTGATGCTATTGGTGAGCTTGAGTTAGGTCAGAAGAAGATTGATTATGAAGGCTTAGCCCTTCATGAACTTGCTGATCAGGACTGGAATAAGTTTATTGACTACAACGTTCAGGACGTTAACCTTCTAGTTGAACTGGAAGAGAAGCTTCAATACATTCCTCTACTGAGAATGCTGTCTTACGTTGGTTTAACTACTTTAGAAGGTGCTATGGGTACGATTGGTGTTATTAACGGAGCGTTAACTATACGTGCACGTAAGCGTGGTGAGGTTATTTCTACCTTTGTGCGGAGTGGTAATAAGGACCATAAGAATCCTGGTGCATATGTTGCTGAACCTAAGCGAGGCTTCAAGGAGAACATCGTGTCCTTTGATGCTAACTCTCTATACCCTAACGTGATGATCTCTCTTAATACTTCACCTGAAACTAAAGTTGGTAAGGTTGAGAAGAATGATGGTAAAGAAATTACTATTCAGCATAATTCAGGTAGGTTGTTTACATTAAGTAAGAGAGACTTCGTAAAGTTCCTTAAAGATGAAAAATGTGCATTATCAAAAGCTGGTTTCCTATTTAGTCAGAAGAAACGCGGTATTATTCCTGAGTTTCTTGAATACTATTACAATCAACGGGTTGAGATTAAGAAGAAACTCTTTACTAATACTAAAAAGCTTAAAAAGGACCCAGGCAATATCGACCTTAAGTACGAAGTCGAGCGCCTCAATACCCAACAAATGGTCATTAAGATTTTGATTAACTCTTGTTATGGTTATATGGGTAACAAGAACGCTCCTATTGGTGATGATGATATCGCTGCAAGTGTTACCTTAACTGGTCAAGCGGTTATCAAATACTCTAATGAGTGTCTCAAGAACTTTATTCGTAATGAGGTCGGTGTAGATAATATATCAGAGCATGATCTTGAAGAGTGTATTGTTTATAATGATACTGACTCATCCTATATTTCTATTGCACCTCTAATTAAAAATGGTGTTAAGTTTTGGGAAGATGAATCGAAAGGCCTTATTCATCAGGAAACGTATGATAAGATTCAAGAGATTGAAGATTGTCTTAATAAAGACATTACCGCATGGGCCCGTAAAGCCTTGTTAACAGACGATCCACGTTTTGTATTCAAGCGTGAGTGTATTGCTGATGTTGCTACCTTCTTACAGAAGAAGCGGTATGTTATGCATATCCTTGATGATGAGGGTATTAAGGAGAATAAGTTCAAGTATACAGGTGTTGAGGTTGTTCGTACTACAATGCCTAATGCTATCAAACCGTACGCTAAGGGTATTATTGAGACTATGCTATCAACTCAGTCACTAGCCAAGACTAATAAAGTATTCAACGAAGCGTATGAGACTTTTAAGACTCTATCACCAGAAGAGATTGCTTTTGTAATGGGTATTAAGGGATATGAAAAGCATGCTGTTCAATGCCGTGAGTGGCAAACAGTCAAGGGTATGCCTGTGCATGCTAAATCTGCTTACTACTATAATCAGATACTTGAAAAGCTTGAGACTGGAAACAAATACGAGTCTATTAGCTCTGGGGATAAGGTGCGTTTCATGTATATAGAGACTCCCAATAAATACGGCCTGTCGTCGATGGGGTTCAAGTATGAATGGCCTGACGAGCTTAATGACCTGTTTAAGATTGACTATGAGAAAATGTTTGATAAAATTCTCTTCCAATCGATTGCTCGATTTTATGATAGTGTAGGCTGGTCTATACGTAAACCATCTGAAAATGTTCAGACCGAATTATTTGATTTATTCTCATAGTAGAGTAAATAGTAGTATGGCTGAAAGTTATTTAGATAGACCAGAAGATGATAATACACCAAAAGCACACCCAGCATACAATAGGGGTAAGCTAGCAAGTACTGTTTACTTCCTCAAGTTAATTAAAGGTGCTGTGTCAGGAACAGATGTTGGTGAAGGTCGAATTGGCTCACCACAAATTGAAGCTGCACGTCGCGCTATCCTTCATATGTCCAGCGCGTTAATACACGCTAGTGGTAAATCTACATATCTATCAAAGCAATCAGAAGAAGCTTTGGAAAAGGCTCGTGAAGAACTTGAAAAAATTAACGTTTAATATTAATTTTCTCTACGATCTTCAGCTTTGTAATATTCAATACGATCGTGCCAAATAGGAGACGCTAATAGTATAGCAGGGTTTAATTTACCTTCTTTTGTTAATTGAAACATATGAGACATCCAAGTTGATTCAAATGGATTTTCAAAAACTGTATCTATAAACATTTTTCTATTACCTTCTTTACTTACTATCATAGGCCAATTACCATAATAAATATCACCGGTAATATATGATACTTCATCTACGGTGTTTATAGTTCCAAAACTAGTTTTAGGACAATTTGGATCTAATCCTATCTCTGGTAATGAACAATAATTCGGCCAGTAAGTCTCTCTAACCGATTGTGGTACATTATACCACGAGCATTGCTTATCATTGTCAAAATATACTTCTGTAAATGAAAGTTTTAAAAAATCAAACTCTTCAATATACATAATTTTATGAATTACTTCGTAAATGTTATCTATATATTTACGAAAACCATTTCTACAAAACTTACCTTCCTGATCTGTTGTATTAAATGTCATATCATCTTCAAAAAACAGCATATAATCAGCATCTGATTCGTGAAAATGTTCTGCAACTGCTTGCCTCCCTCCGCAGATACCCGTATTGTTACCTAAATGCAAATATTCAAAACCATGTTGTTTGGCAATAAGTTTATTTTCATGTATCGCTTGTTCATCAGTTGAATTATCAAATATAAATTTAGAAGGGTGAGTCATTAACCCATCTGTTTGATTCATTGTGTTAATGGTATGGGTGAGTTGACCAGGCATATTAAACGTTAGCATGTAAATATTTGTACTTACTAACTTAGTAACATTATTTGGTACTAATTTTTTCGACTCATACCTTTGTTTAATAGCATCCCCATCAATTTCTACCAGCTGTGCTGTGTTGTTAATAACATCAAAAGTAAATGTACCTACCCATCCACTCTCTTCAAGTTTAAATCTTCGATATGTATAAGGGTCTCTATGAGCCATAATACTAAAAATTGACTCTTCTGTACCCATATACCCATCTGCTAAAGTTTGCTCTAACAGCGAGTAATATTCACCATTAGCTTGGGATATAGCTTTCTTATGACCTCCAAATAATCCTCCTCGGCATACATATTGTATATCTTCACCGGCATATTTATTTATATCAGGGTATAAAAATCCATGAATTTCACCTGCAGGTTTATATGGAAAAGATAAAAACATAAATTCCTCTGCAGAAGTATACTCATGTAATCTATCTATAACTGGTTCATCACGCAAGTGACCTTCAGGAGTAGTAAGGGTAAGTCCAGCATCTATCCAATAAAAATATTCAGTATCGAAAGGGTTATAAATAGTAACATCATGTAGCATAAACATTTTAGATTGTACAATTGGATTATACCACTCTAAATTAAGCTGTGGTGAATCCCACAACCAACCATGTTCACCGGTTCCTAACTTCCAAGACTCTGATGTCCTAATCTCTTGCGTTTTATTCCAAAACGGATCATACATTAATTTTAAATCTTCAAGATTAAAAATTTTCACCGCAGTATTGTCACGAGATCTATGCTTCCATACAAACTCTTCCAAATCAGAAGGTATAAATAAAAACATATTTTTATCTACAGAAAGCAGTTGTTCAAAAGCTTTCATATATGTATCGAAAGGTCTATTTGCTCGGTTAATATCCCATAGGCCTGTTACTATAGTCGTATTATTCATAATTCACCTTCTATGGGTTCTGCAAAACCATGCTCTTCACTCTCTGGCCAGACGCGCCACTTAACAATATCTTCTTCGGTTTCAAACCACCTCCATAGTTTGCAATAACCATCAGGATCAGATTTGAGAGCTTCTATCTCTTCTTTGCTCGCGTCCTGTCTAAAGACCTCTTCACCACCCTTATTAAAGAAAGCTACTGCCCAGAAGATATAATCATCATATGGTACTTGATCATAGGTTAAATCTATACAATGCTTAAATTGCTTTACAAAAGAATCATCATATTCACTTTTACTTGTATATTCCGGATTTGGAGGATGTAATCTATCAAGAGTATAGCGTTGAAGCTTTTGATCTCTAAATCTTACCCCTGCATATTTTTCATAATCCTGTAAAGATCGCACTTTACCAAATCCGTATTTATTTTCCCCTGACTTAAACTTTTCATTATTAATACCAAGTAATTTTCTTACTCGTTTATATGATTTAAGATTATCTTTTTGCCAAGTTTTACTATCATCCCAATGTTTTGTAGCAGATTTTCTACCATAATGATGCCATGCTAGTAATTTATTCGAATGATATATATCATATCCATGTGTAAATGCCCTCACTCCAATAGTTATTTCTTCTCCATGAAAGTACATTTCCGGATCATGTTGCACATCCACACTAAACTTACCATCTGTAAAAGCAAAATGAGCTGAGTAAAATCTGCCACGTACAGGTCCTCCAAGTGATTTCCAGTTAGGTATCGCTTCTGGAATAGTATGTAGCGGACCATCATGACCGAAATAATTATATGATAACATCCATGGATCATGATCAATAGGCTTACCAGTATCTATATCATAAGCAGGTAAATAACCCGTAATTAAAGGTTTCTTAGAACCATTAAGCTGTAATCCTGCGTACATGTTCTTAAGCTTAATATCCCAATTTTTAACAAACCGGTGATGTGAGTCTAATTGAAGAGTAAATTTTTCTTTATTATAATGTTGTTGTATAAGATTCCTAGCCCAGCAAGCACCCTTTGAGTCTTTGTAGTTTATATCCAATATAGTAAATCTTTTATCATCTATATATTCATCTAAATTATCCCACTCGTCTTCTACAGAATGTTGCCAACAAATACAAATATGTAGTAAATCTGGTTTACTAGCTTTGGATAGAAGATCTTTTAATGTAGGAAGTAGCTCCTTATCCCTATAAGCTGCTATTTGAACAAAAATAGAACTATTAATATAGGCATTTTTCATAATTATACTTATCAATAGTTTTATAAATTACCAGTAAGCCTTTCACACCAACCATCAATGGTTGAATAAGGCCACACAACGTAGTACTCAGGTATAGTAGCAACTTCCCCCTCTACCCATATATTAATAATATCTCTGGATAGTATTGTGTTTAGCTCTTCCCCTGATATATCTTTTCTATATAAAGTATTATCATCTTTATCATGAAGGGCTACAACTATAAACTCAATATTATCTTGTGATATTTTATTTTTATCAATATTAAGGCAGTGCTTGTAAAATTTGCTCCAATTACCATCAGGGTCATTTGGTGGAATGCAACCATCTATAGTTTCTTGCTGTACAGTTCGATTAGAAAAATTTACACCGGCAAAAGCCTGCCAATCCTCTATTGATCGTTTGTCACCTAACCCATACTTACCATATTTTTCCGTATCACTACAACTCTCTCCATCTATACCTAAGAGACCTCTCATAAGACTGTACGTTTCATCATTATGCTCTACCCATTTTGTATATGTATCCCAATGCTTATCTGGTCTATAGTCTCGAGAAAATTCATGGTAAGCCACTATACGGTGAGGGTGAAAAATATCATATCCATGCGTAAATGCCCTTACTCCAATTGTTATTTCTTCTCCATGAAAATAATATCTTGGATCATGAGGAACCTCTTTACAAAACTGTCCCACTGTAAATGCAAAATGTGCTGAGTAAAATCTACCTTTAATTGGCATTGTTCGCTTTTCCCAGTCTGGTACAACAGATGGTTTAAAAAATACAACACCATCTGGTGTAAATCTATCAAACACCATTTGCCAAGGATCCTTACCCCATTCGGCTTTAGGTAAGGATGGATGAAAAGATGTAATATATCCAGTAAGTAGAGGCTTTTTATAACCATGTAGTTGGAGTTGTAAAATCTCGTTTTTTAATTCTGTATCCCAATGCCGCTCAAATCTATGATGAGAGTCTAGTTGGAGAGTAAAATCTTCGTTATTATATTTCTGTTGTATAAGATGTCGAGCCCAACAAACTCCTTTAGATTCTTCTGCTTTAACATCGACGATAATAAATCTGCTATCGTCTATATATTCATCTAAATTATCCCACTCGTCTTCTTCGGAATGTTGCCAACAGATACATATTTTAAGATTTTCCGGCTCGTCTGCTTTATTAAGCATATCTTTTAAAGTCGGTAGTAATTGACTATCTCTAAAAGAAGCTATTTGAACAAAAATAGTCTTACCTGTTAAAGGGTTAAGCATATACATTATTTACTTTAAAAAAAATATTAATCCACAGTTGATACTTGCCGAGTGTAGGTTATAATAGCGATGTATGAGTGAAGAAATTACTACTATTGTTGATCAAGTTGGACGTGTCGTTATTGGAGTTGAAACTGCTCAAACAGACGAAACCATTACTTTAAATAATCCAGTTATTGTACATGTACAACCTGACCAACAGTCAGGGCAACTTCAAGTACAAACTTTCCCCTATCTCTTTATGGAGTTTATTGAAGGGGATAGGACGAAAAATGATTGGACGTTTTATAAGTCGGCTATTGCTACATCAAATGTCTCTCTTACTGATCAGATTAAAGCGCAATATAGTGCTATTAATAACCCAGCACCTGCGGCACCACCAGCTACAGAAGAGCCTGAGGTGATTAAGCTATTTGGTGATGATGGTAAGGAAGCTAACTAAACTTGATCGGGTATAGCTCAGCGGCAGAGCGGGTGGCTGTTAACCACTAGGTCCTTGGTTCGAATCCAAGTACCCGAGCCAAATTAACTACCGATTAGTCGGTAGTTTTTTAATTATGAGTATAAAATTAAAAGATAGTGAGCTCTATGATGTGCTATTAGAGGTTTGTAATGAACTTGGATATACACAATATATGCCTACCCCTTGCTGTATGTTAATTGCTGAGGATTCAGGTAAGCAGCTCGCAATCGCAGCTATTAGTATTAAGACGCATAAACCTTTTACGGATGGTGAAGATATTAAGACATATATTAGCGAGTTTGTAGAGAGTTCAGTTAAGAAATACGGAGACAAAAGTAATTTTTACCCGTTTAAAATTCAAAAATCTGATCAAGGCACTAAGATAATTCTTAGAGGTGCTTTCCAACAAGCTGGCTATAAAACAATCTTTAAAGGTGATGCTGATAAGGAACTTATTAAAGCACAGTTAGATAAAGTTGATTAATATTAAAAAATGGAAATATTAGAATCTATTGGCTACTGGGCAGGTTACTGCTACTCTTTAATTTTTGTATCCAGTTATGTACCTCAGTTAATAAAAGTTGTCCGCACAAAGAGAGTAGATGACTTGTCTTTGAACATGTTTGTTCTTACAACAATTGGATATATATGCTTGTTTATGTATCAATTTTATATTGGATTTAAAATAGCTCTCGTATTCAATTGTCTTATCGGCGGCGCATTCTCCATCTTTATTATGTGCGCTATTCTGAGATATAGACTTATTAGTAAACCACCGGTTGATTAATGTAATTCGGTTCATATAATCAGTATATGAGTGATTTTGATAAAGATACGCTAGCAGCGTTAGATTCAATCGATAAAGTTAACCCCTTTGCTACTTACCTTGAAGATAGTACTTTAAGTAGAGTAGGTGGTTGGATTGATACTGGAAGTTATGTTCTTAATGCTATTGTATCAGGTTCTATTCATGGAGGTATCCCTAAGGGTCGAGTAACAATGCTCGGTGGTGAGTCTATGACAGGTAAGACATTGTTTGTTCTTAAGATTTTAGCTAATGCTCAGAAAGAAGGTTTAATTCCAGTTATCTTTGATACAGAGAACGCTGTTGACCCTGAAGGTGCAGAGCGTATTGGGCTTGATATTAGTAAAGTGAAGTATGTGCCATGTGTTACTATCGAGCAGACTCGTAACGCGTTGTATAAGTTCCTTACTTCAGTTAAGGAAAAGGGTCTAGAAGGTAAGTTTATTGTAGCTATCGACTCGCTTGGTAATCTTCAATCAGAACTCGAGCATAGTCGTATGGGTAAAGAGAGTACTTCTTCTGATATGGGTAGTAAAGCACGCGCTATGAAGTCTCTTATGCAGACTTGTACTAACTTAGGTGCTACTACACAGACTACTATCTTATGTACTAACCATGTTTATGATGATCCGGCTGCTATGTTTCCTTCTATTGAGAAGCATATGCCTGGTGGTAAGTCGATCGTGTATTTACCTTCAGTAACTGTTCAGTTGGCTCGTAAGCCTATGAAGAGTGATGGTGGTAAGACTATGGATGCTGAAACTGCAGTAGGTCAGAAGAATTATGCAGGTGTTCTTATTAGAGCATTGACTCGTAAGAATCGTTTCATTAAGCAATACCTTCAAGGTGAAATGTTCCTTTCGTTTCATACTGGACTTGACCGTTATTATGGACTTCTTGACCTTGCTGTAGGGGTAGGTGCTGTTATTCAAACTGGTTCTACCTATACCCTACCATGTGGTAAGAAGATTGGTTACTATAAGAACTTCCGCAAGGATGTTGACCTCTGGGAGAACACTATACTACCTGTACTAGAGGAAAAGATTAAGACAGAGTGGGCTTATAGTGGTGGTGAAGAAGGTGAAGTACCAGATGAGGTAGAAGAAGAGGTAATAGTTCCTAAAGAAGAGAATGAAATCCTAAAAGATTCCTTAGATAAAAATGAGTAAATTAGTATTAAGCATATCAGGTGGTATGGACTCAGTAGTCCTACTACATATGGCAGTAGATAGAGGATTTAAAGAGATTCATCTTATCTCATATGATTATGGTCAACGTCATAAGCGTGAATTAAAGTGTGTATCGAGTCAGATAGAAGCGGTAAAGGCTAAAGTCTCAGATTTAGTAGTAACTCATTATATAGCTGATGTTGGATTCATTAAGCACCTAGCTCCTACCTCATCTCTTACTAATGAAGATATTGACAATCCAGATATTAGTAAGATGGCTGGTGATGCTCAACCTGTAAGTTATGTCCCATTTCGTAATCAGTTGTTTAATACTATTGGTTGTGCTTATGCTGAGGCTAAAGGTGCTGATACTGTATGGTATGGTGCAGCTGAAGTCGATAGCCTTGCTGGTTATTGGGATGGTTCCAATGAGTTTGTCGACTCTATGAATTCATTGATTGCTCTTAACCGAGAGCATCGTATCAATATTGAAGCCCCGTTACTTACAATGAGTAAAGAAGCTATCGTTGAAGAAGGAGTAAGGCTAGGTGTCGACTTTAGTAATACTTGGACGTGTTACTCTAATAGGAAAGACGGATTAGCAGATGCTACAACTCCATCCTCTAGTATGAGGGTAAAGGGCTTCGTTGATGCCGGGTATCAAGACCCTATTCAATATGTACAGCAATCTAAGTTGAACGAGCTATACTTATCTAAAGGCTGTAAGAAGCTCTAAAGACCGTAGCGACGAACTTCTTCAAGTTGCCAGTGAGTCTTAGGCTGGAAACGCTCTTTAAAGCTAAGATTGTTTTCCTTCTTTTGTTTAGGTAAAGCGTCCTGAGTTTTTTGTTCAGTTAAATATTGTGATGTATAAGCGTCTTCAATAGCTGCTTCGTAGTTTTCAACAAGATATTGACGAGTAGGAGTTGTTTGACCATTTTCGTTCATAGTGGTCGCTACAATAGGCTCAACTGATGAATAGATATCAGTCAGGTAATCAGCAGTTGTGTACTTACTTTCGGCGACTTGTTTCATGTCAGCTTCTTCATCTCTGAAACTATGGTGATCTATCTTAATCTTGATATCGTCACACTCATCAGGTGTACAAGGACGACCAAGTTTGGCCTCGATCATCTTCTTATACTCTTCATAACCTGAGCCAGGATTTCCACCATGAATGTCATCCGCTGCTGTTAAGGCAGCTTCGAATTCTGGATCTCCCTCTGCATCTTCTGGTGATACAGCGAGGACTTCTTCCGGATAAAGAACATGCTCACCACCGTCTTTATCTGTACAGTAGTAGATTGGTCTACCCTTCATATCAGATTCAGTATCTATCTTGTCAACATGAACCACTTCATTGTAGTTAGTTGTAAGCATTGACCCTACCTTAATCTCTTGCTCAGCATCTTCATGGTAATCCTTAGGTAATTCACCATCGCCAAGTTCTTCTACTTCAACCTGAGCCAATGCCTCAATATCAGGATCTTCTCCATTTTCATCAAAATGTTTAGCTTGCCCAGAAAAATGATCATGTAAAGATTTAGCAATACTAGCTCTTTCTGTATCACCAGCTTTAGTATACTGATCAAGCATTTGTTTACAACCGAAAGCCATACCAGAATTCTTATGAGCAAAATCACCAGCAGCAGCTTTACAAGCGTCAAGTACTTCACGCTTTACGCTACCTTCATTATCTTCTTTACTCATTGAAGAAGCAATAGCTTCACCCCTCTTACGCTCATACTTGGAAATCTTACCATCGTTGTCAAGATCTGATTTTGTTGCGTCAAATCCATGATCTGGATCTTCTTGATCTTCCATTTCGATATCCTCCATACCACCTTTGATTGCCTTAACAGTACTGGAAAGGTAAGCAGCTGGCAATTGATATTCTTCCATTGCACTAAGTTGCTTAACAAACGATTCGAGTTGCTCGATAGTATTAATTTTTGGAGCAAACTTCTTAATCTCACTAAGAACGTCTGGTGAAATATCCTCACCACCAGGAAGGTCTTCTAATTCTTGAATAGCCTTAGCAAGTGATGCTTTAATAATAAGCTTTTCATCAGAGATAACATCCGCTAAGGCATCATCCATCTCTTTACCAGATTTAGCAGCACGTGCTTGTGCGGCTAACTCTTGAGCAGCTGCCTGTGCTGCGTATTTTTCTTCACGGGAACGGTTAGCACCCATACCAGAAATAAAATCATCTAAAGTACTTTCAATTGTCTGTGCAATTTCATCTGATTTAGCGTTAATTGCATCTTGGTTATCTTGTAGTACTTTAAGCATGGCTTGCTTTTTACCTGTAAAGCCTTTACCCATCTTAACAACATTTAACTCCTCTTCAGAAATAACATCTAGGTTAAATAATAACTCTCTGATAAATCTTATGGTATCTAATGGTGCAGAACTTAACCCTGCTGATCGCATTTGCTTAGTAACACCGGTAGCACCAGGTACTAAAGCCTCCACAGGAGATTTTCTTGCTTCATTTAAAGATTGTAACCTGGTGTAGAAGTTATCGAACGAGCTCATTGATATTATTTATTAACACTAGTGTAAAATACATTAAAAAATTGCAAATAAAAGGAACTTAGTTATAATTAATATAGAATATGAAGCTGAGTTACAAGGATTTCAATAATATGAATGATAAAGAGCTACGAGCTCTACCAGGAGTTGGTAAGTTAACCGCAAGAAACATTGTTGGTATGCGACCGTATCGTAGTAGTGAGGATCTTTTTAAAGTGCGGGGTCTTGGTAAGAATACTCTAAAGAAATTGGGTATTGAAAAGAAGAAGAAAAGACGTAAGCGTTGGATTGAAGTTGATGGAGTGCAATACCCGCACTATACATTCGCTTATCATGAAGTTACTGGTGTAATGGACTTCTTCTGGAGAATACCTCGCGAGTTTAGACTTTATTATGGTAAAATGGAAGAGAGTAAGGAACTAACAGCGCGCATCCGCAAAGAAATGGATATTCAACTGGAAAAACTATAGAGTTGGATTAAATTATAGTATAATGTGCGCGATTTTTGGAGCTCCTGAAAAATCTATGTTAGAGGTATTGTATGCCGCTAATCAAGATCGTGGGACTTTTGCTAGCAGCTACGTACAACTAACGTACGACGACCAATTTATATACAAAAAGGAGGGAGAGATTGACTTTAATGTAGTTAAAGGCTCCAAGCAAGCAAAATACAATTGCGGTCATGTGCAAGCTCCTACTTCGGCTATGAGAGAGTGGTCATATGAAACATCACATCCATTTGATACTATGTCATGGATGGTGTTTCATAATGGGGTCATTACTAACGATCGCGATATACGTAAAAAGCACTTACCGTTTATTGAGAATCCGGTAGATACATCTATAATAGCAAATTTATTGCAGAAGTTTATGGAAGAAAGTCGAGGTAACTCTACTAATCCTGTAAGTTACATCAGGCAAACGTTAGAAGAGTTATCCGGATCATTTGCATTATCTATTATTGATTGTGATACTAATGAGTTATATATTGCTCGTGTGGGTTCAATATTAAATTATAATAATAAAGGCTGCTATTCAACTATGCCTGGTAAAGGTTATAAAGAGTTAAAAGAAGGTGAAATTAGACGTTTAGATAAAAGGACGTTGAGGTTTAACAAGGTTGGAAACTTTAAACACGACTCACCCTTTCTATTTATTTAAGATGAATAATAAATTATTTATATGTGTCGCAACTAAGGGTAAAAAGGAAGACACTCTTCTTTGGCAAACAAAAGATGATGACACAGAAGTGTTTTTTAAAGAGCATAATACAAAACCACTACAGCAGGTTTATAATAAGGCTATTGATTTTGCAATAAAGGAAAACGTTGATCATATTATTTTATGTCATGATGATATAATTCTAGAAAATTTTGATTATGATAAACTAAAAGATCATTTTAAGAATTATGATGTGTTGGGAGTAGCTGGTGCATCGCAAATTAAAGTACAACAACCCACTCTATGGCATTTAATGGGTGGTGGTTTTGGTAGTAGTCATTTACATGGAGCTGTTGCTCATTTACATGGCACTCAAAAGTCTATGACAGCTTTTGGGTCCTATCCTCATCAATCAGTAATAATGGATGGTGTGTTTCTCGCTATCTCTCGCAAAGCATTTAAGAAAATTAGGTTTGACGAGACATGTCCAGCTGGGTTTCATTTTTACGACTTATCATATACACTTGATGCGTCATTAGCTGGGTTTAAATGTGGTGTTATTGATGCGTATGTTACTCATGCATCACCTGGGCTAAGAGAGTTCACAAAAGATTGGACAGATGGTCAAACATGGTTTTTAGATAAGTATAAAAAGTATGTTGGTAAAACTGTGCAGATATAGTTGATTCTTCAAAGTAGTTTATTATTATAAGTGGGATGGGTAAGCTAAATCTCGACTATTTTGAAAACGTATTAATGTATAATGCGTTAACGGATAGCGGCTATTTGTCGACTATAGCTGATATCGTACAACCAGAGTACTTTAAGAGTAAAGACATTGCTAGTGTTTTTACTATCATTAAGGACTTTAATGATAAGCGTAATCAGCTACCAACTACAACTGAGATTAAGCAATATTTAGTAACCGATGAGCAGAAAGATTCGTTCAAACGACTAGTTACTTCTTTTTCTGAGATTGATAAGAATATTAATAAGGATGAGCTGATAGAAAATACTGAGCAGTTCTTAAAAGAGAAAGCAGTATATCATACGATGCTTAAAGCTGCAGAAGATATTTCTGCTGGGGATGTTGATACATCTGTTATCTTAGATAAGTTTGAGAAGAGTTGTAACATTAGCTTAGTAACTGATTTAGGTCTTGGAGTTAAGTCAAATATTGATGACATTATTGCAGACCTAACTACTGTTGAAGATAAAATTCCCTCTACTTGGGAATGGTTAGATGATGCGTTAGATGGAGGTTTCTTACAGGCTGGTAAATCACTATATGTTTTTGCTGGTGAAACTAATATTGGTAAATCGATATTTTTAGGTAATATAGCATCTAATATTGCTAAGCAGGGTAAAAATGTATTGTTAATTACGTTAGAGATGTCTGAGCTACTTTATGCAAGACGTATCTGTACTAATATTTCTAAGATACCTATGAAAGAGATGGCGGTTAATGGCTCGTCATTAAGAGCAGCTATTACTGAATCGTCTGGTAATATTTATATCAAGGAATTTCCACCATCTACTATTACTCCTAATACTATTAAGGCGTTTGCTAAAAAGTTTACTGATCAAGGTATTAAATTAGATGCTATTGTTATTGATTATCTTAACCTAATTCATAGCCCTATCGGTAATAACTCCTATGAGCGTATTAAGAATGTAACTGAGCAGGTAAGAGCTATTAGTTATGTGTTCAATTGTCCTATTATTAGTGCTACTCAGTTAAATCGCGCTGGGTTCGATCAGGATAATCCTGACTTAGCTACTATTTCAGAATCTATAGGCTTGGCTGCTACTGCAGATGTTATTATGTCTATTTTCCAGAACGATGAGGATCGGGATTTAGGTATCATTAGATTGGGTATGATGAAGAACCGTTATGGTCCACGAGGAATGACGCAGCCGATGCGTATCGATTACTCTACTCTAACTATTGAGCAAGCAGACGATATTGATTTAGAGGAAGATGATTCAATGCTTAATACATTGGCTGGACTTTCGAGAACTGTACAGTAAATAAGTATGTGCACATAATTATCTTCACAGATACAGACCTTGATGGTGCGGGGTCCGCGTTACTACTAAACAGGTTGTATGAAGGTCATGATGTAATTACTGTAGAGACAACTGAAGCAACTATTCTCAACGAATTTAAAAGTCGATGGAATACATTAGATCATTTTGATAAGATATTTGTTTGCGATCTCTGTTTAAATGAAGAACAAGCAGAAGCAATCAATAGGGATAATGTTGTTGTTATTGATCATCACGAATTACATGTGCCTTTCGCCTCAAAATATACAAAGGCAAAATCAGTAGTAACGGAATATAGCTCATGTACAAAGCTAATTGCTGATAAGTTTAAGTCTAAACTTAATTTAAATAGTAAATTAGAAGAGCTAATTAATTTAATTGATCAATATGATTGTTGGTCATTTGACTTTCCTAATGAATTAGAGCCAGCAAGATTAAATGCTATTTACTATACATACAATAAACCAAAGTGGGAGAAGTTTATTACATCTTTTAAAGATGGATTGCATGAGTATAATATACATGAAAAAAATTCAATTAAGTTATTTTTTAAGAAGTTTGCCGAACAATTAAATAACCCAAAATTTGTAGGTAACGTAAAAGATTATAAAATTATATCAACATTTGTAAGTTCGCATATTAATGAAGTAGGTCATTATTTAGTCAATAAGTATGATGCTGATATTGCAATAATGGTAAATTTAGATAGACATTTAGTATCGTTTAGAAAAAATCCTAAATGTAAAGCAGATCTTTCTGTGATAGCTGTAAATTTATGCGAAGGAGGTGGCTCTCATAAATTAGCTGGAGGTAAATTAACAGAAAAGTTTATGAACTTTACCAAAACATTTCAACCATTATCATGAGACAGCCAAATGTACCGTCACCCTCAGGGGATATCACAAAAAGAGAGCTTGAGCATTTATTACTTTGCTTCTGTACTTTTTGCTGCCTACTGAAAGGTAAAAGATTATCACTTCAAAACATTTTTGTATTAGTTTTAAAAGAGGAAAAAATTAGAAAACTACTTAAAACACTTTTAACAGTTGATAATGACTTTGAAATGGTTACAATGTTTATAGAGTTTGAGCCTCAAATAGCTGAGTCAAAATATATTACAAAATACTTAAACCAAAATAAGCGTATATTTCAAAATGATAACTGAACGAGAAAAAAGCATATACAATAGTTATTTATATGCTACTCGCTCTGCACAAAACAAACCAACCCGCTTTAGAAAAGACTTTACAAAGTTAAAAGATGAAGACTTTGTGGCGATCAAGAAGCTTTCTGCTTTTTTCGCTAAACATAATCATATTAACTATCAAGATTGGTTCATAGCGCCATTTGAAGTATATTCAAAAGATGAATATTTTGATCTAAAGTTCTTTAATTCGCGTAAAGCGTTAAAGTGTTATTCTCTTTATATGAAAGAAAGAGAAATGTCTAATCCAGATAGTAACGATGTTATAGAATCAGTTAAAGATGGGTTTAGATATATTGCAAAGTATTGCATAAGGAACTCTCTTACAATAGAAGAGTATACTAAACACTTTACTAATAATATGCCCACTTGCCTCTTGCATTTACAGGAACATAGGTTAAACTTTTATACATTACACGCTCTTGAAGTCGAATCCACTATTAAAACTATTGAAAAAGATGTACTCGATTTCATCGTTAAAGATTTCCAAACAATTTTCGCCAGTACGCGAACAAAATTCTACGGCTCAGCAATATTAAAAGCAAAAGCCAGAGAAACAAAACAAAAAGTAAAACTAATAGTTGAAAACAAAAAGTAATAAAATAAAATAAAAATATATGAGTGCGTTTAATATGTCTATGTTCGAAAGTATCAAAGGTGCTTTGGCTTCAAGTAGTGAAGGTAAGTCAAAGTTCTCTGAGATTATGCAAACCAAGCCCGGTAACACGTATACTGTGAGACTTCTACCTGATGGTAAGTCTCCTGTAGATACGTTTTTTCATTATTACAATATGGGGTGGAATTCCTTCGCTACTGGTCAGTATGTTCAGGCTCTAAGCCCGCAAACATTCGGTGAGCGCTGTCCTATTAACGAAGAGCGTTTTCGCTTATCACGTACAGGTACAGATGAGGAAAAAGAAAAAGCTTCTGCACTTCGTCGTACTGAAAAGTGGCTTGTTAATGTATATGTGGTTGATGATCCAACTAATCCTGAAAATAATGGAAAGGTAAAAATGCTTAGATACGGTAAGCAGATTCAAAAGATCATTACTGAGGCTATTGAAGGTGAAGATGCGGCAGAGTTTGGAGCTCGTATCTTTGATCTTAGTGATGAAGGTGTAAGCTTTAAAGTTAAGTGTGAACAGCAAGGGGATTATCCTACTTATGTTTCATCTCGCTTTACTTCAGCAGGTAAATTAAACCTTACTGAAGAACAGCAGAATGAAATATATGGTCAAACACATACTCTTAAAGAAACGTTTCCAATTAAGTCGACTGATGAATTAACTGTGATGCTTAATGAGCATTTTCATTGTAAAGCAGATGAGCCAGTAACTACGCCTGCTACTCCGGGAGATACGCCGCCATGGTCAGCTCCTGCAGAGCCAGTCGCTGCACCGGCCGTTGAAGCATCTCCTGTTGAGAGCTCAGTTGAGGATGATATTGATGAACTACTTGCAGATCTTTAATTATGGAACAAATGACACCAGAGGCTAAAGCTGCTGTTATGCAGTTGATGGGCCAAACCTATGGGCAGGTTAAAAAGCAAGATGAAATGCTTGTTGGGTCATCTGGAAACCTAGCTCCAAAATCTAGTGAAATAAAAAATATGGTAGAGAATTTAGTTCGTACGCCTGTAGCACCAGCTAATCAACCTCCACCACAACCGGTACCTCAAGCTGCACCTGATCAACCCATGGCTCCAGCCCCAGTTGCACCAGCCCCTGTTACACCAGAACAAGCAATGGTAGAACTACAGCAAGTAGCTGCTCCAGTGGATCCAGCAGTTGGTGTGCGTTCAGCGCCAGTTGTTGAAGAGACTATGGAGTTTGACTTCAGTGAGCCATCTGCAATTGATAAGTTAGTAGATCTACAGAGAGAAACCAACTTGCTATTGAAAGATATTAAACTACAATTAGAGAGTAGTAATGTCAGACCAAAACGTAAATCAGCTAAAGCTAAAGTCGCCGATTGACTTCGTCGCTTATTTGGATTCTTTATCCAAGATAAGTGAGAGTGCTATTATAACGGTAGACCGTGATAAGATGTCAAGTCTTGTCGCGTCTACCGACAATACTCTTATCCTTTGCGCAGAATATAAGGTAGCATCAAGTTTTTATTCAGCCCTTAATATTCCTGATGTTAAAAAATTAACACGGGTTCTTGATACTATTAGTGAGGAAGAGATTAACCTTATAATTAACTCGAACAACATCGCGTATAAAGGAAATGGTGTTAAGTTTAAGTACCATCTATTTGACGACGGATTCCTAACTAAACCTGGGCTTAATATTGAGAAGATTGACGCTTTTCAATACGATATGAGCTTTAAGGTAGATAAGAATATTCTTAATCAGATCTTTAAAGGTTCAGTGTTTGCTTCTGAAACTAATAAAGTCTATTTTTATACTGAAGAAAAACGTGATGGTACTGGTTATAGACTAATGGCTGAACTTACAGATAGATCAAGGCATAATACAGATAACTTTACTATGTGTATTGGTCATGTTGATCAAGAGTTAGCACCTATACCTATTAACTTTGATAATGTTCGACTACTTAATAATATTAGTGGTGAATTTACAGTAAGTATTAATAAAGAGTATGGTGTAGTTGTATTTGATCAAGTTGCAGAAGATATTAAGCTTAAATATATTGTCTCATCTCTTACTCAATGATACCAAAAAAACAAAAGAATAAACTCAAGACAGCTGGCTATTTTATTAAGCGTCTCAAAGATGCTGGTTATGTTGTACTACGTATATTTGATAAATATAGTGATAAAGATCCTCGTAAATGGACTATATTAGTAGACCCAAATGGAGCATCTTTATACATTACATGTTTTGAAGATAGGCCATTTAGAGGTGAGTATTTATTTAGTTTTGAAGACGGTAATCAGCGTTTTGCAAGGGGCTATGTTTTAAAAACTAGTTCTATTGACGTAGTAATAGAGCGGTTAAATGATCGTAATATATTACATGTGGATGATAACGAGTTTGTGACTAAATATAAAAAGCATGAGTGATGAAAGTGACGAGCATTCGGATAAGAGTCTAGAAGAACTTTTAAATGATGCTCTGAACTTACAATCCGACCAACTTAAAGTATATAAGGACCAAACAGAGTTACGGGATAAATTAAAAAGTATAGTATCAGAATATTTAGACTCATTCTATATCTTTGGTTACGATATTAACGGTAAGACGGTATTAGTTAAAGGAGCCAAATCAGATCAACAGCTGGATGCATTAGATACATTAGTAATTAGACTTTTTATGGCAGGTAGTTTAGGTAATACATATGGAAATGGGCCAAGTTAAAAAGAGACAAACATATGCAGTACAAACTGGTGATTATGTAGGTCAAATGTTTGTTGTTTGTGAGGTAACAAATAAAGGTGTTGGATGCCTTTCTGTACCTGAAATGAAAAATGTTCTAGTACCTACAGATAAATGGTCATTCGGAAGGAACTCTGATATAATTGAGTATGTAGAGGACCTCTCGCGAGATATCTTCGAGGTTTGCGCAGCACAATATAATAAAAATGAAAACATTAATAATTGACGGTAACAATCTTATCCATAGAACATGGTGGACTGCTAAAAATCAAAGTAAGCGTCAAAATATTGAAGATGTAGAAAAAATTGCCCGGTTACATATTTACTTTACTCTTAATGCTATCTACTCGTATGCAAATAAGTTTAAGCCGACTAGAACTATTGTAGTTTGGGATGAGAAAGAAGACTATCAACCAAATGTACGTAAAGCGCAACTAGATGGTTATAAAGGTAACCGTTCGCGTGATAGTACGCCTCACCATCAGAACGATCGTATTAAAGAGCTGCTTTCGTGTTTAGGGATACCTTCTATTTTTCCACGAGAGCGTGAAGCTGATGATATAGTGGCTTATATCTGTAAGACCTTTGAGGGAGAAAAGGTAATTGTATCTGTTGATAGAGACTTTCTTCAATTGATTGATAATAATACTACTCTGTATGATGCTATTCGTAAGCGTGAGTTTGTTCTTGAGACTTTTACAGAGGATACTGGTTATACAAAAACTGAATGGCTTAACGCTAAATGTCTATTAGGCGATAAGTCTGATAACGTTCCTGGTATTCCTCGATTTGGTAAAGCTAAAGTTCGTAAATGGCTTGATGGAGAGCTTACTCTAACGGATGAGCAGGAAGAGATCTTTACAAAAAATATGACAGTGTTCAATCTGCAAGAAGTAATGCATCATAATAACGAGAGAGAGTATTACCAGCAGCAGCTTGATAATACTATTACTCCAAGATGGTCTGAATTCATTACTTACTGTGAAGAGTATGAGCTTAGTAATATTCTTAAAAAGAAAGACCAGTGGCATACTTTGTTTGTGTTATCGAGCAAGTTGCTATCTATGTTTAAGTAGTATATAATACCTTTGTGATCTCATTACCTAGAGAGTACATTATTGCTAAGTTCTACGAGTATGGTCGTAGTCCGATATACAATCGTTTTAATAATGTATATCAATGCTCTTGTCCGGTATGTAGAGAGTCTTTAAAGAAGCGTAGATGCTATTATATTCCAGAAAATGATAACATCTACTGCCATAATTGTGGTTGGTCGAGTAAACCAATTAAGTGGATTAAAGAGGTAAGTGGCTGTACTAACCAAGATATTATCGAGGAAGTAAAAGATTATGACGTTGCAATAGATATCGGTAAAGACGAAGAGGTTAAGCCAACTATACAAGTCTCAACACTACCAGTTGATAGCATTAATCTTTCAGATAAGATGCAGCAATCCTTTTATAAGGACAATATTATTGTTAGAGCGTGTAACCATATTATTAAGTCGCGAAGACTAGACACTGCTGTTAATAAACCTGATAATCTTTACGTTTCATTAACAGATAAAGTTCATAAGAATAGAATAACAATACCTTTTATAAATGAGCATGGGGAAATCGAGTTTTATCAAACCCGTACTGTAAAGACATCGGACTTAAAAACTAAACCTAAGTATCTTGGTAAGGTGGGAGCCGAAAAAACCTTATTTAATATCGATAAAGTATCTAGTGATCACGATAATGTGTATATATTTGAAGGGCCCATTGATGCGTTTTTTGTTCGCAACTCAGTAGCTGTTGCTGGCATTACCGAGAGGGGTAGATCGTTTACTCAACGTCAAGAAGAGCAGCTAACTAACACGTTAAAATGGTATAATAAGGTGTGGATACTCGACTCTCAGTGGGGGGATAGAGCATCGATGATCAAGTCAGAAGCTTTACTGAAACAGGGAGAGACAGTGTTTATATGGCCGGAAACACTTGGTAAAAAGTATAAAGACTTTAATGATTTAGCTATAGCTGCTAATAAAGATGAGATTAGCTGGAAGTTTATCCAAAAAAATACCTTCCATTCACTGGAAGGTATTGTAAAGATGACTGAAATTAAACGATTCAATAATGTTTAGACTCCTCTAAACTGCGCGTTATCTGTTTGAGCAAGATAACCTCTAAATGACTCATTAAGCGAGGCTAATTCAGTAGCAACACGAGCAATCTTACGCTGTTCTGATTGTTTCATTCGATCAAATATCGTGTCTGCTTGCGCATTAGCTAAAACTGCTTGTACAGAGTTAGGATCTTCTGCGTCATTTAACATTTTAAGAAATTCATCACCAGATGCAATCCAACCTTTAAGAGTATTAACTTGCTGCGCATGCACTTCAGCTGTCGCTTGTGCAGCTGCCGCGGCAGGATCGTTCATGTCTGGAGTTGCTTCAGTATCTACCTCTACATCAACGTCAAACTCTTCAGGTGATGTATCATCATCAAGTTCTAGTTCAAATGCTTCTTTTTCATCGTCATTTTCTTTGAGCACTTTAAAGAACCTCTTTTCGAAATTTGTCATGTAATTATTTATGCTCTCGACTAAATAATTACATATGAATTCTGGATATTCTTCACCTTATTCTGTTAGACCTGTTAGTACACCAATACAGCAAATACTTAACACAGATGATCAGCAGGCAAAATATAAAGAGGATGAAAAAAATCAAAAAGCGCCGCCTGAGCTTCCTTTTGAGCTTGATCGTATTACCGAGGTATTAGGTAATACATTTGTATCTTTAGCAGATCTACATAGAATGCTTAACAATGTTAAGGAAAATGGAAGTGTAGATAAAGATAATATTGAAGAATTGCAAGGTAAAATTGACAAAATTAACAACTTAATACTTGAACTTCCCAAAGATATAGCTAAAATATCTATATAATGGTAAAATCGATATTAATTACCGCTGTTGTATCAGCGTTATTCGCGTTCGGACTTAAGGAATTCATCGGCTTTTGGAATACATTTTCTTTAGTTACAGGTATTCAATTTATAGTGTTTTGGATTACTAATTCACGGCTACAACTTGATAAAGACGCGTTATATAGTGAATTTGAAGTAAATCTTGATAGTCTTTTGGAACTAAGTAGAGTTTCTGTAGAGTGTCCTTGCACAAACCATGTATTTACAGAGGAGGTCTTTATGAACTCCGATAATATACATAGATGTCCTAAATGTAACAATAGTATTAAACTAGATGCGCAAATACGTGCAGTGTTACAGACAGATCCTGAAGAAATAACAGGGTAAAGGAACTATCGTATAATAAGTATATGAATAATACAAATAATAGTGATAATATCGAAATGAAGCTTAAGAATGGTACTACTGAGTATATGACTAAAGCAGAATTTTCACGATGGGCGTGTTTAGTTGAAGGAATTCAAGCTGTTGATGAAAAGCTTTTGAATGCTAAAGTACCAGAAACAAATACAAAGTGGATTAAACCTTTAGCTTTTGAGAAGTATATCCAAGAGCGTTTTCATTCAATGCTTCGTGACGTTGAAGTTGAGCATAAGCTGGGTAATATCTAGGCACTAGGAGTAACACTAGGGGTAGGTGAAAAAGAGGGTATAGGAGTAATTGAAATAGCCGGTGTAATTGATAAGCTATTGGTAACTGAAGGAGTTGGTGACGCTACCGGATTATCAGGTGTAGAGCTAGGAGTAGTTGACACAGATGGTATAGGTGTATTACTGATCGACGGTGTACCAGACGATGAAGGAGTTACAGATACACTTGGTGTTACTGATGGATTGGCAGATGTAGCGCTTGGAGTAAGAGAAACTGATGGTAAAGGAGTATTGGTAACAGCAGGGGTATTTGATATTGTAGCAGTTACACTAGGTGATAGGGACACTACACGAACAGGACATTCGAGTGTATACTCCCAGCACGGTAGTTCGTCGAGAGGATTTTCGATTGTTACATATGCATCACGCTTGTTAGGACAAGCTAATCTAACTGTGACACTTCCGGTTAGTGATGTGTCGATAGTAGGATACCCATCAGGTGATAAGCTTAAGCCACTATAATCTATATTACGTTTTATTAGTGCAGTTATAAATTGCTGTCGGTTAGGATTACCGTAGGCATATTTATTTGAACCAATAAATCCTGTATCAATTATTACTTTATTTTTATAAGTAACAATAAATCTATCAGGACTTCCCTCACATACATTATATCTAAAGGTTATATTACGCTCAACTCCAATTGAGGGGGAAGCTGTTGGAGTGAGATTAGGCGTGCTACTAGGAGAAGTGGTTGGTGCTATTGACGGAGTAATCGAAGCACTAGGTGTAACAGACGCGCTAGGTGTTAACGAAGCGCTTGGAGTAACCGAAGCAGAAGGTGTTACTGATACACTTGGAGTAACTGAAGCAGAAGGCGTAACTGATGGAGTTACAGATTTACTAGGTGTAACTGATGGAGTTACAGACGCACTAGGTGTAACTGAAGCAGAAGGTGTAACAGACGCGCTAGGGGTAACCGAAGCACTAGGTGTAACTGAAGCAGAAGGTGTAACTGAAGCAGAAGGTGTTACTGATACACTTGGAGTAACTGAAGCAGAAGGTGTAACTGATATACCAGACGTAACAGACGCGCTAGGGGTAACCGAAGCAGAAGGTGTTACTGATACACTTGGAGTAACTGAAGCAGAAGGCGTTAATGATACTGATGGTGTAACCGAAGCAGAAGGTGTTACTGATACACTTGGAGTAACTGAAGCAGAAGGCGTAACGGACGCGCTAGGTGTTAACGAAGCACTAGGTGTTAACGAAGCACTAGGTGTTAACGAAGCACTAGGTGTTAACGAAGCAGAAGGCGTAACGGACGCGCTAGGTGTTAACGAAGCACTTGGAGTAACTGAAGTAGAAGGCGTAACGGACGCGCTAGGTGTAACGGA